CTTGACAGTCGATCAGGTATTCTTTTATTTGTTATCGATGGGGAAACGACTAAAAACCCCACCGGACTGACGCAAACCCGCTACAGCGAGACATCGACAGAAACGATTGACTCAAATTCGGTACTCCACAAAGCACGAGGCAATATGGGAGCTAGTGGAGCACCTTTTGTTTTCCGAGCTGCATTACGATTGACCCGGGCAAAACCGAGTATCCCATCGCATACCGAAGCGTAGCAATCTACAAGGCCCTTCTCACAGATTCCGTAGACCTTATGCAAAAAGCTCGTGAAGCAGTCTGGGTCAACTACATCAGCATTTACAGTCATTTCCTTAAGCTCAGCTGCAGTGTACTTATACGCGCAAGCCTGATTTCTGAAATCCAAGTAAGGCTTGCTCGATAACTGTTCAGCTGTTTCGAGCAGGAGTTCCCGTACCTTAGACACGTGGCGATGCTCATACGCGGCGGAGAGTAACTTACCCGCCATGTAATCCTCATCACTTACTGATCGGTTGTTATTAGCCCGAACAGGTAATTTGCTAACCACGCGTCCAAAAGATGGAACGGGGAATGTCTTCCTAAAGCTTGGTACGAAGCGCTTGCGCAGGAACGTGCCGCTCTCCCTGTTGTCCATGACAACTGATGTAACCTTCATACCAGACCCTTCCGCCACGACATCGAACGACTTCTTCAACTCCATCCGATCTTGGTTCGTGTACGTTAATCCATCATCCCCGTATACCAAAGTGGTACTGTCAGTAATTCCAGCAAGCTTCAATGCTGCGAGTGAGGTGCAAGCATTTACATAACCGTTGCCAGGGGTGGTAGTAACCTCACCGCTCCAACGTTGTCCCTTCACTCTACCCTTAACACCATACCTTGTGAATACCCTCACACTGGTGTTGGAAGCAAACTCTCTGACAAACCACTTCGGCGCGCCAAGTTTGTAATAAAACATGGCTTCCCACTTGCGAACAGCGGCGGGTTGCGTACCGTCGTTATTCTTGAAATCATTCTCGAAGACATTGCCCTTGGTATGATGAACTATTTCTGCTATCTCGTCTGCTGTCATACCCACACAGTAAATGACTTCATTCCCCTTGTTCCTGGGATTCGTCCTGTTGAGTTCTTCAGCAATGCGACGTGACAAATAATAGACAACAGAGCCCATTACAAGATTGTACATGTCACCGCCCTGATAGACGATGCGTGGTTGTGCTCCATCATGTTTCAATAAAACCTCCGTCTTCGCGAATACGGTCTTGTCCGTGTACCCAGGTAGCGTGAAGTCCGCAGCATCCAAGCAAGCCTGTAGCCTCTCCCGCTTTTGTCCGCTCATCTCATCAAGATAAGCACATATGGCACTACGGTCGAGTCGGATAGTCTCCCTCTCATGGATCTTGTCCATGAGAAGATGGTGCCCACGCAAGAAGTGGTCACCGACATCGGCAGCAGGGGCATAGTCACACCTTTTCTTTACAGCCTGGAGAGTGGCTCCTTCACTCTGCGCAACTACCTGGACTGGGACCCCCTCCACAATAGCTCCTTTGACAGGGTTGAAGGTTCTTGGGGGGTCGGTAGCCCGTCCTATGTTCACAGTAGGTTTGATATTATCGTATCGTACCTCGGTTGGATAATCGAAGGGTCTATTCTCCGTGACGCCTCCAACTAATGGTACAGTCTTCGAGAACTCAAAAGTGAGTTCTCCGAACGTGATTGTTTGCGACATTGTATAATATATATGAATGTATATA